TTCTAATACCGGTAAGATAGAAGCAGCAGCTTTGGGTGATGATGTTTCTACAATTGAACAAGTCTCTGATGTATCTTTGTTAACTGCATCAGGAAACTCTGTTGGAGACCAAAGAGTTGTTGGCAATAATCTTTACATATGGAACGGTGTTGGCTGGTATAGGATTGCTTTAATTAATACATCTCCTACTTGGGATTCTGGCGGACAACCTGCTACATCTTATGAATTAGATCGTGATAGCCCACAGGATGCAACTATAATAACTCTTACTGCATCCGATCCAGAAGGTCTTCCAATATAATATTCTTATGTAACTGCTGGATCTATGGACTCGATGGCAACAATATCTCAAGACTCAAGTGTCTTTACGATTACTCCAAAAACAATCACTGAAATAGGAGAGGGTGTTGAATTAACTGGATCAATTACTTTTAGAGCTAGTGATGGTGTAAATATTCTTCCTAGTGTATCAAGCTTTACTCTTAGTTTTGTTTTTCTTATAGAAAACAGTGAATATACTATATTTCTTTTAGACGTAACAGACACCGGTAACACTTTAACATCCGCTCTTCTCAGCGATGCTTCTAGTAATAATTGGACGTTTCAAGGATTTAATAACGGAGGGCTGCAATCAAATGTCCATACTACATATGAGATTGGTCCATCCGGTTCAAGTTTTACACCTTTTCGTTCTGGTGGGTATAGTACTTACTTTGATGGGAATGGAGATTATTTACAACTATCCGCTACAGCAACTGATCTGCTCCCCGAAACCTCAAACACAACAATAGAAGCGTGGGTAAATACAACAGGAACGGGCCACGTTGCAATATTCAGTAATTTTAACCCATCTTCTCCCTACAACGGAATGGAAGTTGGATTATACAACGGCTACCAAACAATTTATTCTCAAGGAAGCTGGATTAACAACACAGGCGGCACAGGGGTCAGTACAATCAACGATGGTTCATGGCACCATTTGGCTTGGATCATTTCGAACAGTGGAACAACAGTCACGACTTACGTTGATGGTGTTCAGAATTATACGTCCTCAATAACCGCATCTACAACTGGAAGCAGTAACCAACGCATTGGAGCTTCTTCAAATAGTCCCGTGAATAGACATTTTACGGGTTATATATCCGATGTTAGATTTGTCAAAGGAACCGCTATATATTCCGCTGCATTTACTCCACCAACTAAGCGCCTTACTGATGTCTCAGGAACAGGATATTCTACTTCTCTACTTACCTGCCACCTTCCATACATAGCTGATGGTTCTAACAACAACCATACGATTACCGTAAACGGTAATACAACTATAGAACCATTTACTCCTTATGAAAAACTAGAGTATAGTATAGCCGAGCATGGCATATCTTATGCTTCTGGCCGTCGTCAACAAAATGGTGATTATTTCAGTGGAATGAGACTATTAAATACCTCTGACGCAGGTAATTTTAAATTAGATGCAAACAATTTTACAATAAAATTTTGGATGTATCCCGAAGATATTCCTAGTGGTTCCCCAGGTAATTTTCACATATGTGGGAACGTGTATTCCACGGCTTATGAAGGATTTAATCTATATGTTAGATCGCAATCTGATACAGGCAATCAACCTAAATTAACTTTACAAGAACCAGACCAACCTACTTCTAATGCATATGAGAGAAAAATATTCAATACTGTAATAAAAAATAAACATTGGTATTATGTAGAACTTACTAATACCAATGGAACACTTTCTTTAAAACTTAATGGTGTTCAAGAATCTACAACACATACAAAAAATACCAATAATACTCCTACTTTTAGATGGAGGTATGGCGTTGGAACAAATGGCAGTAATGATGGATCGTGGGAAGCATGGAACTTTCGAGGATACTTATGTGATTTCCAATGGGTTAATGGTGTTACTGCTGCGGAAAGTTCCGTACCTACTGCTCCTTTAGCCACTCATTCCAATGCTCTAGTACATTTTAGCGCAAATAATGATAACGTTAATATTAGAGATAATTCGATGACCACGGGTATAACTGCAGGTAGTGTCGTTGGTGGAAATACTGTTGGACCAGTAGGAAGCACTGCTGTTAGTGATCCATTTGGTGGTACGGATAAAGTGTTATATTTTAACGGGGAAGATTACCTCATACTTGGGGGAGGTTCTGACATGCAGCCCGAATCTTACACACTTGGCACAAGCGATTTTACAATTGAAACTTGGATTCGTATGGTATCTAGTTCTAATGGAACTAAAATCATCGCAGATTTTAGAGGGGCAAGTGATGCGGGTTTTTATCCTTTAATAAACATTGACTATACAGCAAGTGGTGGAAAACTTCGTTTTCATACAAATAATGCATATCAGATAGAATCTGCAGCTGATGCATTAACATTAGATACTTGGCATCATGTAGCTATATGTAGATCTGGCACAAGTACTAAAATGTATGTAGATGGTACTCAAGTCGGATCCACTTATTCTAATTCAAATAATTATGTGTGTGGAGCGCAAAGACCGGTCATTGGAAATATGGGGTACAACAATGATTTTACAACTTATGCATTTACTGGATATCTGTATGATTTTAGAATCAGTAAGGGCCTAGCAAGATACACCGCAAACTTTACACCGCCTACAGAATCATTTAAAGGATAGTATTCCCTATTCTCAACCAAGTACTCTTTTATTATAATATTTTTTTTAATAGATGTAAATAAAAAAATAACAATATTTAGTAATTTTTTTGAAAAAAATAGCTCATATAGATATTTACAAAAACCTTGTAATACTATATAATAGTACCAACAACTAAACAATACATACAACTGCACTTTATTACAATACCATAATTTTAATTAGTTATGGTATAGTATTTTTCGTGCTATAAAAAGAAAGATGCCAATGTTATTTCAAGAACAAATAGCCAGAAAACCAGACCTTTATCCTTGGACTAAAGATTTTATTGAAGCAATTTGGAAAGGATTTTGGACCCCAGAAGAATTTAATTTTAGATCTGATTATTCACAATTTAAAACAGATTTAACTCCACAAGAACAAGAAATAGTAGTAAGAACTATGTCGGCTATTGGGCAAATTGAAATAGCAGTTAAATCTTTTTGGGCAGAAGTTGGTAATAATTTGCCACATCCATCTATCAAAGACTTAGGTTTTGCTATGGCAAATTCTGAAGTAATTCATAATATGGCTTATGAAAAGATTCTTGATGTATTACATTTAACTCACGTATTTGAAGAAAATTTAAATGTAGAAGTTATTAAAAAACGTGTTGATTATCTTCGTAAATATAATAATAAAGTTTATGTTGATGATAAAAAACAATATATCTATTCAATTATGCTGTTTACTTTATTTGTAGAAAATGTAAGTTTGTTTAGTCAATTTTATATAATTATGCATATGAATAGAAATAAAGCAGTAATGAAAGATTGTGCACAACAAGTACAATATACACGTAATGAAGAAATGTTACATGCTCAAGTTGGTATTAAATTAATTAATACTCTACGTGAAGAATATCCAGAACTATTTGATGAAGAATTAGAAGCAAGAGTAAAAGAGGAGTGCATTGATGCATTAAAAGCAGAAAGTAAAGTAATTGATTGGATTATGGGAGATTATGAAGTAAAGGGATTAAGTGCACCAATTCTTAAATCTTTCATTGCAAAAAGAATGGCAGATTCTTTAGAACAGATAGGATTTGATAATAGTGAAATAATATATAACCAAGATTATATTAATGAAACTTTTTGGTTTGATGAAGAATTATATGGTACAAATATGACTGATTTTTTCCAAAAACGTCCTGTTGAATATGCAAAAGGTCGCGGCATATCTGCAGATGATTTATTTTAATGGAGAACAATATGGGATTTGAATGGGCAAACGACGACTCTCGTACTTTTTTAAGTAGAGGTTATATAGACGGAAATATGACGGTTGAAGAACGTGTAAGAATTATTGCATGGACCGCAGAGAAAATTTTAGATAAAGAAGGCTTTGCTGATAAATTTTATGATTATATGAGTAAAGGTTATTATTCTTTATCTTCACCAGTATGGTCAAACTTCGGTACTAAAAAAGGTTTACCAATATCTTGTAATGGTGTTTATATTGAAGATAATATGGAGTCTATACTTTTAAAAACCGCAGAAGTTGGTATGCAAACAAAAATGGGAGCAGGTACTTCTGGATATTATGGCAGTTTAAGACATCGTGGTGCTCCTATTAAAAGTGGAGGTACAGCAGACGGACCAGTTCACTTTATGAACTTAACGGAAACCACCGTTGATGTTGTAGCACAAGGAAATGTTCGTAGGGGTTCATTTGCAGCATATCTTGATATTGAGTCTCCAGATATTATGGAGTTCCTTGATGCTCGTGAAGAAGGATCTTCTATTATTAATATGTCATTAGGTGTTTGTATCGGCGATGAATGGATGCAATCTATGATTGATGGAGATGCTGATAAAAGAACAATATGGGCAAGAGTTCTAAGGAAGCGGAGAGAGTCCGGATATCCATATCTATTTTTTAAAGATACAGTAAATAAAAATAAACCAAGAGTTCTAAGAGATAAAGATATTACAATTTGGGCCTCAAATCTTTGTTCCGAAATTTGTCTACCTTCGTCTCAAGATGAATCCTTTGTTTGTAATCTAGCATCTATGAATTTACTTATGGCAGACGAGTGGATGGAAACAGATGCAGTAGAAACTATGATCTGGTTTCTTGATGCAGTTATGGAAGAATATTGTGAAAAAACAAAAGATATTAAATTTATGCAATCTGCATATAACTTTGCTTATAGATGGAGAGCACTTGGTTTAGGACAACTAGGATGGCATTCTTATCTTCAATCTAAAATGATTGCATTTGAATCATTTGATGCACATTTACTTACAGCTAAGATTAGTAAATTTATTGATGATCGTTCATTAGAGGCATCTAAAGAATTAGCAATTGAATATGGTGAACCAGAAGGTATGTTAGGTACAGGACAAAGAAATCTAACAAGAACGGCCGTTGCTCCAACAACTTCTTCATCTTTTATTCTCGGTCAAGTATCACCATCTATTGAGCCACTTGCTTCTAATTATTTTACAAAAGATTTAGCAAAAGGTAAGTTTACATATCGTAATCCATATCTAAAAAAATGTTTAGAAGAACACGGTAGAGATAACGAAGAAACGTGGGTAGATATTCTAAAGCGTGGGGGTTCAGTACAACATCTTGAATTTTTAACACAAAATGAAAAAGATGTATTTAAAACATTTAGTGAAATTACTCCACTTTCTATTGTACAACAGGCAGCTGCAAGACAAAAGTATATAGATCAGTCCCAGAGTTTAAATATTCTAATTCATCCAGATGTACCAGCTAAAGATGTAAATGCTTTGCTTATTGAAGGTTGGAAATTAGGAGTTAAAACTTTTTACTATCAACGCAGTGCTAATCCAGCACAAGAACTGGTTCGTGACATCATGAACTGTGCATCATGTGAGGGTTAAAACTAAATGAAATATTATTACATTGAGTGTGAAATCTGTGACGAGCAGTCTCAGGTAACAGTAGAAAATTCTTCTCCAGAACCAGAGTTTTGTCCCATATGTGGTCATGTTACTCCTGCAAATTTCTTAGATGAAGAAGATGATTCGGATTAATTGATAAATTAAAAATAATAAAATAATATATAAATAGCTTTATATCTTTATATAAGGCTATTTTTTTTATAAAGGTAAAGCATATTATGATAATGGCGGAACCGTTAGAGTTAGACTAACTTAATTTATAGAAAGTAAATTAATTGTGGTATTTTAATGATAAAGAATTTGATCCAGAGAATTTTGATTTTGAATCTTTAGTTGGATTTGTTTATTGTATAACAGATTTACATAATAATAAAAAATATATAGGTAAAAAAACTTTTTGGTCAACAAAAAGATTAAAACCTTTAAAAGGAAAATCACGTAAAAGAGTAGTTAAAAAAGAATCTGACTGGAGAGAATATCATGGGTCAAATGATGAAGTAAAACTTTTGGTTGAAACTCATGGTACAGAAAGATTTAAAAGGGAAATTCTCCGATTATGCAAAAGTAAAGGTGAGATGACTTACTTTGAAATGAAAGAGCAAATTGATCGTGAAGTATTATTTAGTGATGAGTATTATAATGAATTTATTGGAGGAAAAATTCATTCTAAACACGTCAAAGGGATAATAATACGAGGAGATACCCATGACCAATCAGAACGAGTATGATGTACATATTGTTAGAGTAGTTGATGGTGATACAGTTGATGTAGATATTGATCTAGGATTTAAAATTCAACTTAAAGACGAAAGAGTGAGAATCATGGGTATTGATACTCCTGAATCAAGAACATCAGATAAAGTAGAAAAATTATTTGGCTTAGCTGCAAAAAATAGACTATACCAATTATTAGAAAAAGATGCTAAACTGATCACAACCGAAGATAAAGATGGCGAAGATATGAAAGGTAAGTTTGGTCGTATCTTAGGGGATTTCAGAGCAGCAGATGGTCGTTTGGTTACAGAGATTATGATTGAAGAAGGTCACTGTGTTCCTTACTTTGGTGGATCAAAAGAAGAAGTTCAAGCTCAGCACATGAAAAATAGACAAAGACTTATCAGCGAAGGTGTTGTATCACAGCAAGAAGTAGATGAAGCTGAAATGGAAAACAAAAAGAAAACTAGCTAAGTTTAGAAAAAAGTGGCGAGATTTATGGACTGTTGACAGTATGGTTGACATATGTGTTGATTGTTTTCTTGTTGTTTTTGAAGTCATATATTCTCCTGTACTTATTATAGTTCGGTTACTTCGTCACTTTTTCTTTGAATTTATTGTGGATGGCGTAAAATACTACATAAAAAAATTCATATATTGGAACAGATCATTACCGCCCAAAAAACAAAGAAGAAACTTTTGGATAGGTATGTTTATCATATTTGGATTACCTATAATACTAATACTTCTTGTAGTTATTCTTTTGATTAGTTTACTTTAACCAATATATGTTATAGAATGTTTTTAGTTATAAAAGGAATATATTATGATTATTATTGATTACTCTGGTGTTTCCATTGCTCCTATTGTAATGGGTCATGCTGGTGTAGATGAAAATCTAATTCGACATATGATTTTAAACTCTATACGAATGTATAGAAGTAAGTTTAAAGACAAATATGGTGAAATAGTTATTGTTGCTGATGGTGGTGGCAATTGGCGTAAAGAAGTTTATCCAGAATATAAAAACAATCGCACTAAAAGTAGAGAAGAATCCAAAATTGATTGGGATGAAGCTTTTCGTATTATTGGTATGGTAAGAGATGAGCTAAAAGAAAACTTTCCATATAAAGTAATACATCAATGGGGCTGTGAAGCAGATGATGCTATAGCAGAACTAGTAAAGTGGACACAAGAATTTGGTAATCATGAAGATGTTATGATTGTATCTGCAGATAAGGATTTTCGTCAATTACAAAAATATAATAATGTAAGACAATATTCTAACATTACTAAGAAATTTATAGACGAATCTAATCCTAGACTTTATCTTGCAGAACATATTCTAAAAGGTGATGGTGGAGATGGTGTACCTAATGTTCTATCTGATGATAAATGTTTAGTAGAAGGCCGCCGACAAAATGTTCTTTCAAAGAAAAAGAAAGAAGCCTTACTTGAAGATCCCAAATCTCTTGGAGAAGATGTTTATAGAAACTATCTTCGAAATAAAAAGATGATTGATTTAACAGAAAGTTCAGAATGTCCCGAAAATATAAAACAAGAAATTATAAATACTTTTATTGAACAAGACCAATATAAAAATAAAGGTAAAGTTTTTCCTTTTCTTGTTGAAAAAAGATGTAAGTTATTGCTAGAGAATGTACAGGAGTTTATTTAGAATGGCAAAACTAATTTATGAAGTTATTGAAGAAGCTGGTAAAAAAAGAACTAAAGCCGAAAAAATTGAATATCTGAGAGCAAACGAATCTTGGGCATTAAAAGATGTTCTTAGGGGTACATATGATGATGCTGTTCAATGGTTGGTTCCAAAAGGAGAACCGCCTTATACTCCTAATAAAGAAGAAAGTACACCTTCAAATCTATTAAGACAAAATACACAATTTAGATATATTGTCGACACTCCCGATTCCAGAGGTGTTTTAAAAGCTAAACGGGAAAATATTTATATTAGGCTATTAGAATCAATTCACCCATTAGACGCTAAGGTTGTAATAAACATGGTTAGTAAAAAATCCATAAAAGGTATATCAAAAACAGTAGTACAGGAGGCTTATCCGGGTTTAATACAAAAAGGTTAATAATGAATAATAATCAATCTAAAAACTTTGTAGCTGGCTTCCTTTCCAAGGGATTGCCAGCTTTCACTTTTCTAAAGGAGATAATAATGTCCGATCATCAATTACAAAGACTAATTAAAGATTCTGAAGAATTAAATACATTTACAGACCAGTTAATTGAAGAAGGGGAAACAGAATTGGTGAAAAAAATTGAAGCAAAGAAAAAGTTTTTAGATAAACACATATTATCGGTAATGGAGGTGGCGGCATAATACTTAATTGTAAACTTAACGGTTTACAAATCTCTTAAAATATAGTATTATAGTTACATAACTTATTTGGAGTAACCAATGAATATTTTTGTACTTGATAGTAATCCTATCAAATCTGCACAATTACAGTGTGATAAACACGTAGTTAAAATGATAGTAGAATCGGCTCAAATGCTATCTACTGCTCATAGAATGTTGGATGGCTATATAGAAAAACGTCTTTCAAAGTCTGGAAAAAGAATGATAAATTACTGGGTTCATCCGGATGCAAATATGGAAAATACTTTATACAAAGCAGTTCATCATAATCATCCTTGTACAGTATGGACTATGCAATCTATAGGTAACTATGCTTGGCACTATGAACATTTTATTGGACTTTGTGTAGAATATCAATATCGCTATGATAAAGTTCACAACACACAAATTCTGCTTGAAGAAATTTTGTCTGTTCCACCAAAAAATCTAAATTATAATAAAGGACTCACACCTTTTGCTCTTGCAATGCAACACGAACCTCAATGCATACATATAGGAGATCCTGTACGTTCTTATCAAGAATATTATCAAACTAAACAAGATCGTTTTAAAATGGCTTGGACAAAACGTGATATACCGGAGTGGTTTAATGTTGCAGCTTGATATAGATGTTTTGGAAAAAATAGAATGGGGTAAAGGTATGAAAATGCGTCTTTGTCAAACCCAAGTAAAGAAAAATAAATTAATACAGATTTGGTCGCCGTTATCAAAAAGCTGGAAAACAATGTATAGATATGAAATAGATGATAATTGGAAATGGTGGAAAAATAATGCCAAGTTATACTCTGAAAAACATTAAAGATAATCACACTTGGGATGTTGTGTGTACTTGGGATGAACTTCAAGCCATTCTAAATGAAATGCCTAACGTAATTCAAGTTCTATCTGCACCAAAAATTGTTTCTAGTGTAGGAAGCTTAAATTCAAAAGTGCCAGATGGATTTAAAGATATTTTAAATAAAGTAAAATCTGGTTCTGGGAAAGATAACACAATAAAAATATGAAAAAAAATAATTCATTAACAGTTTCTTTTGATGAACTTGAAAAAATTGATCCTATTACAGATAATCAAAAGAAAGCCTTTGATTTTTGGAATAAAGGTCACAATTTAATATTAACTGGTAGTGCGGGAACAGGTAAAACATTTATAGCTTTATATAATGCTTTTAAAGAAATGTTAAATAAACCTGATATGTACAGACAAATTATGATTATGAGGTCAATGGTTCCTACAAGAGATGCAGGACATCTTCCTGGATCTAAAGAAGAAAAGGAAGACCCCTATAAAGCACCTTATAAAAATATTTGTGATGAAATATTTGGTTATAGAGGAGCATATGGAAAATTAGTAACTGGTAATAAACTTATATTTGAAACAACTTCTTATATTCGTGGAGCAACATTTGACCAAACTATTATAGTAGTTGATGAAATGCAAAACTTGAATTTTCATGAATTAGATTCTGTTATTACTCGTGTCGGAAATGATTGTAAAATTATTTTTTGTGGAGATTATTTACAATCGGATTTTAAATATAATGATGATAAAGACGGGATTATAAAGTTTATAAGTATTGTGGAACAGATGAGATTTTTTAGAGTTATTAATTTTGGTTGGGAAGATATTGTTAGATCAGATCTTGTAAGAGATTATATAATGACTAAAGAAATGTTAAACATATCATAACTAAAGAGGAAAATTTATGTTAAATTGGATAAAACAAAGAATTGGTGAAAGAAGTACACTATCAGGATTGGCACTTATAGTACTAGGATTTCTTGTACTATTTCTTGCTCCACTTGCAATGATTGCTGCTGGTCTTGCCATATTATATGGTTTATGGGAAATATGGAAAGCAGAATAATGGTAATCATTTACGGTAAAACTAATTGTACATTTTGTGAAAAAGCAAAACAGTTATGTAATGATTATCAATTAGATTATGAATATAAAAATATAGCACATCTTGAATATCTTGAAGAAATGGTGGAAAAGTTTCCAGGAGCAAAAACTGTGCCACAAATAATTTGGTATAATAATATAATTGGAACTTATGAAAATTTTGTAAAAGAAATAGAAAACACAATAGGAGGCTATGGAGAAAATGCCATTTGATTTTGACTTTACTGAAGACCATCTTGCTAAAATTATTCCTGGTAATAATAAAGTAGGAGATTGGTATGAAGCTTTATGTGATATTTTACCAAAGTATGGTATCACGACTGAACGAAGAGTTGCACACTTTTTAAGTCAATGTGCTCATGAAAGTGGTAACTTTAAAAAACTTGAAGAAAACTTAAACTATTCCGCAAAAGCACTACGTGCTGTATTCGGTCGCTATTTTGGTGATGCACCAAAAAGAGATGCAGATGAATATCATAGACAACCCGAAATGATTGCAAATTATGTTTATATGGACGAATTCCGTAAATATAAAATGGGCAATGTAAATGAAGGTGATGGTTGGTTATTTAGAGGACGTGGACTAAAACAACTTACTGGTCGTGAAAATTATACACGATTTGGTAAAACTGTTGATATGACTGCAGAAGAAGCAGCAGAATATGTTGCAACAGAAAAAGGAGCAGTAGAATCCGCATGCTGGTTCTGGGATGCAAATAATTTAAATAATATTGCAGATACCGATGATGTAGTAAAAATGACCAAGAAAATTAATGGTGGTAATATCGGGCTTGAAGATAGACAAAAAAGATACATTAATGCTATGGAAGTATTAGGTATGTCTGCGGATATGGTAGCCGATAATGATGACGATGATATTGAAGACATCATTGATGATATTGGTGTACTACGGAAAGGCTCTCGTGGAGAGGGAGTAAAGATTATGCAAGAAGC